TAGATTATCTTTTTTACACAAATAAAAATGGTAATATAAAAGAAATTGTGGGATTTGCTCACGATTGTTTTTGTAAAGATTGTAAAAAAGAAAGAGAAATGCCTAATCCAGACTTATTTAATCGTTATGATATAAGATATGATTTAGATGGTAATTTAATAACTGAGGTAAATTAATGATATTGTTTGGTAAAATAATACATCAAAAATACATTAGGATTATAAAATACATATTATTGGTATTTATTGTCTTAATTATTTTTGTTGTTGCGTACTAAGGTACCCGTAGTAGATATACAAAACATAACCCATAAATTTAAAGGAGTTAGTTAAATGGCAAGACTGATTGAGAGTATGCCTACTTATGCTGATGAAGTAGAGCACGAAAAAGAGATGCGTAAATTAGGTTCTAATAGGACTAATAAACGTTTACAATCTCATATAGAACGAGAAGAAGAAAGTGTTACAAGCTACGGAAAAGTAATGGTAGCAAACACTATAAGACCTTTGGCAAAAGCTATTGCTGAATGGATACAAGAACAATCCGAAAAAACAATAGGTAAACCATCTATTGCTTTCCTAAAAATGTGTGAAGTAGAACCTGAAATATTGGCTTTAATCACTGGAAAACACATAATCAATACAATAACACAATATAAACCATTGACTGCAACGTGCATATCATTGGGTGGTAAAGTTGAAACTGAAATATCGCTTAGAAATTTTAAGTTTTTAAATCCTGATTTATACCAAACTGTAAAACAAGATTTAGATAAGCGTAGTTTTAATTATACTTACAAAAGAAGAAAACTAAGAGAAAGCGCTAAACGTGATGCAGTAATGAAATGGGAAGAATGGACAACACCTGTTAAGTTGCACGTTGGTTTACGTTTAGTTGAGCTTATGATTTATGCTACAGGTTTAATTGAAATTGGAACTGAAACTGTAAAACATAAAAAAGCTAAAATAATAAAACAAACAGAAACTACTAGAGAATGGATTAAGAATAGAAATAGTTTTAATGAATTACTTAATCCTGAGTATTTACCCACAGTTATGCCGGCAAAGTTATGGAGCACAGTTGTTGGGGGTGGTTATTGGACTAAAGAATTACCAGAGTTAGACTTGGTTAAACAAAAAAATAAATTGTTTAAAAAAGAATTAGAAAACTTTGATATGCCTGAAGTTTACAATGCTGTTAACACAATGCAAGCAACACCATTTAAGATAAATAATTTTATTTTATCTGTAATGCAAGAAGCTTGGGACAAAGGGTTAGCTGTTGGTGGTATGCCGCCAAACACTAATTATGATATTCCAAATAAACCACACGATATTGAAACGAATGTTGATAGTCGTAGAGCTTGGAAGAAAAAAGCTGTTGTGGCGCACACAGAAAATGCAAGAATGTTTTCTAAACGTTTACTGTATGCTAAAATTATTTGGTTAGCTCAAAAATTTAAAAACTATGCAACTTTATATTTTCCGTTGCAATTAGATTTTAGAGGTAGAGCTTATGCAGTACCGGCGTTTTTAAACTATCAATCTATTGGTGGTGCCAAAGCGTTGTTGTCATTTTCAAATGGCAAAGCAATCACAAAAGAAAACAAAGGTGACTATTGGTTGTCTATTCACGGTGCTAATATGTACGGTGAAGATAAAATATCATTTGATGACCGTGTTGCTTGGACTAATAATAATGAAAGTTGGATTATTAAATGTGCTGAAGACCCTATGTCAAATAGACAATGGGAAGAAGCTTCTAATCCTTTTCAATTTTTAGCATTTTGTGATGAATGGAAAAGATTTAAAGAAGAAGGTTTTGGATTTATTTCTAAGATACCTGTTAACGTTGATGGGTCTTGTAATGGTCTTCAAATTTATTCTTTAATGTTAAGAGACAGTAAAGCCGGTAAGTTAGTTAACTTATTGCCAACTGATAAACCACAAGACATTTATCAATTGGTTGCTGATGCTGTTACTGACAAACTAAAACTAGATGCAAAAGAAAATAAACCTTTTGCTCAGTTGTGGTTAGACTACGGTGTTAAACGTTCAACGACTAAAAGAAGTATTATGACCATTTGTTATGGTTCAACAAGATATTCTTGTACTGACTTCGTTATTGAAGATTTAACAAAACGTAAAGACAAAGGTGAAAACCATCCCTTTCAAGATGAAATATTTAAACCTGCTAGTTACCTAGCAAGTGTCATTTGGGACAGTATAGGTGATAATTTAAAATCAGCTAGAATTGGGATGGATTACCTTCAAACAATTGCTCGGGTAGTTGCTAAAGAACAATTACCCGTGCATTGGGTTACGCCTGTTGGTTTTCCAGTTTATCAGTCATATCCGGAAATGAAATCTAAAAGAGTTAAAGCTATGTTGATGGGTGAAGTTATTAAACCTAGAATTAACATTGAGACTGATTTAACGGATAAGTTAAGAATGGGAAATGGAGTGGCTCCTAATCTTGTCCACTCAGTGGATAGTGCCGCTATGATGAGTACAGTTAACATAGCATATAAAAATGGTATTACAAACTTTTGTAATGTTCACGATTCATTTGGCACAACCGCAGGTGATGTTGAAACACTTAATAAATGTATTAGAGAAGCATTTATTAAAATGTTTACTGAATTTGATATTCTTGAAAATTTCAGGAATGATGTTCTTAAACAATTACCTGTTGAGTTACACAGTAAATTACCTGAAGTACCCGCCAAAGGTGATTTAGATATAGAAAAATTGCGGGTCAGTGAGTTCTTTTTTGCGTAAGCATTAAAGTACCCGTAGTAGAATGGAGAAACACTAAATGAAAAAGCTAAACGGAGAAATATAAAATGTCAAAGAACAATTATGTAAAAATTGTAAGCCCTGAAGGTATTAGTCAGTATGCTTGGTTAACACAACCAGATACTAAATTTGATACTGATGGTCATTACAAAGTAAATCTTATCGTTCCATTTGATAAGGCACAGCCATTAATCAAACAGATTAACGCTGAGATGGAAGCTAGTTTAAAAATTGCTAAAGAAAAAAATAAAGGCAAAACTATTAAACGTGCTAATCCACCATATGAAGAAGAAATGGATGAAAAAAATGTTCCAACTGGAAATATTATTTTCAAATTTAAAAGAAAAGCACAAATAATTGCTAAAGATGGAAAAGTAATTCCATTTAAAGTAGCGATATTTGATAGTTCTGGTAAACCTTTAATTGATACTAACGTTTGGTCTGGAAGTGAGATGAAAGTTAGTGCTGAGTTAGTTCACTGGTTCACTGCAATGGCAGGCGCAGGCGTAAGTCTGAGATTAAGAGCAGTGCAAATAACTAAGCTAGTTGAGGGTGGTTCTGGCAATGCTGAAGGTTACGGCTTTAACAATGTTGAAGGCGGATATACAGCGCCAGAAAGTGCAAACACAAATGTGGTACAAGAAGAAAAAGCAGAAGCTGACTTCTAATCAAGTTGGTTTGCGTTACGGTTTTAGGTCAGGTTTAGAAGAAGCAATTGCTTCTGAACTTGACACCAAACAAATTGAATATAAATTTGAAAAACTAAAATTAAGTTACGTTAAACCACAAAAAATACATACTTACACACCTGATTTTTATTTAATTAAAAATAATATTTACATTGAGACTAAAGGTTACTTTACTTCTCAAGACCGTCAGAAAATGCGTCTTATAAAAGAACAGCATCCTGATTTAGATATTAGAATTATATTTAGCAATTCAAAAACTAGAATAAGTAAAAAATCAAATACTACATACGGTATGTGGTGTGATAAGTATGGATTTAAATATGCAGACAGGCACGTTCCTGAAGGATGGTTATGAACAATATAAGAAAAGAAACAAAGTACATTGTTGTTCATTCAACTAATACAAATCCAAAACAAAATTTAGATGTTAAAGATTTAGACAAGCAACATAGAAAAGAAGGTTTATTCTCGTGCGCTTTTCATAAAGTCATAAAAAGAGACGGTTCTATACAGGATGGTCGAGACATAATGATTGCAGGCGCACATATTGAAACAGATGTTGCCTTGTCTAATAAAAATTCCATTGGCATTTGTTTAGTTGGTGGACAAAATGTTAATGGACAACCAGATTGTAATTTTACTTTCAAACAATATGATAGTTTAGTTAAACTCATAGATGTTTTAAAAGCCAATTACAAAGATGTTAAAGTTGTTGGTCACAGAGATGTGGCTAACTCATTATGTCCTCAATTTGATGTAAAAGAATTGTTGACATAGTTTGTTTGTTGCTTACTGAGTGTGTGCTCATATTCAGTAAGCTAAACTCAAAATATTTAGGCAAAAAATTTTATGGACAAAACTGAAAGTAACTTTTTATATCACACACATTGTGATGAGTGCAATTCTAGTGACGCTAATTCTATCTATGATGATGGGCATAGTTTTTGTTTTTCTTGTAACACATTAAAAAAAGGAGTAGAAGATTTGAAACAAACAAACGAAGTAAGTAAAGATTTTATTTCTGGTAATGTAACAGCATTATCAAAAAGAAATATTGATTTTAATACAGCGCAAAAATTTAATTATCAAACTGGCGCTTGGTTTGGCAGACCTTGTCAAATAGCAAATTACTATAACAAAGATAAAGAACTTGTAGCACAAAAATTAAGATACCCTGATAAAACTTTTCAATGGTTAGGTGATGCAAGACAATCAGGATTATTTGGACAGCATCTATGGCGTGATGGTGGTAAAATGATTATCATAACTGAAGGTGAAATAGATGCTTTATCAATTTCTCGTGTCAATCAAAATAAATTTCCAGTAGTAAGTATAAAGTCTGGTGCACAGGGTGCAAAAAAAGATATTCAAAAAGAACTTGAATGGTTAGAGAGTTATGAAAGTGTTGTGTTTTGTTTTGACCAAGATGAACACGGACAAAAAGCGGCATTAGAATGTGCTAAATTATTTTCACCAAACAAAGCTAAAATTTGTACGTTACCATTAAAAGATGCTAACGAAATGTTATTAGCAAATAAAACAAAAGAACTTACTGATTGTATTTGGGCTAGTAAAGCTTACAGACCTGATGGAATAGTATTGGGCTCTGATTTGTGGGATGAAATACAAAAAGAAGATAAACAAATTACAGTACCTTACCCATTTGAATGTTTAAATATTAAAACACACGGTTTAAGAAAAGGTGAGTTAGTTACTATTACAGCAGGTAGTGGCGTAGGTAAATCTAGTTTTTGTAGGCACGTAGCATTACATTTATTAAAAAATAATTATACTGTTGGATACATTGCTTTAGAAGAAAGTATTAAACGTAGTGCACTTGGCATTATGGGTGTTGAATTAAAGAAACCATTACATTTAACTAGAGAAGGTGTTACTGAAAAAGAATTAAAAGAAACTTTTAACTCTACAATTGGTAGCGGTAAATTTTATTTATATAATCATTTTGGAAGCACAGTTGCTGACAATTTATTATCTAAAATTAGATATATGGCTAAAGCTTGTAGTGTTGATTATGTAATACTTGACCATTTGCATATGGCTTTGTCTGCATTAGGTGATGCTAATACAAATGATGAACGTAAATTAATAGATTATTTTGTAGCTAAACTTAGAACATTAGTTGAAGAAACTGGTATTGGTTTAATACTTGTATCACATTTATCAAGAACTAAAGATGGTAACAAAGGTTATGAAGATGGTTTGCAAGTATCTATGAATAGTCTTAGAGGCAGTCAAAGTATAGCACAGCTATCTGATATGGTTCTTGGATTATCAAGAGATTTACAAGCTGAAAATAATATTGCACAAGTAAATGTATTAAAAAATAGATTTAGTGGTGAGACTGGTAAAGCTTGTAGTTTACGTTATGATTTAGAAACTGGTTGTTTGTCTGAAGTACAAGCAGAAACAATTGATGACTTCTAAAATAATTAAAAAGAAAAAAATTGATAGCAAAAATATTACTGCTATCTCTTGGACTTTCTATGTTTTATCAGCAGTTGAAAATGCTAAAAGACAAAACAAACCTGTAACATTACACGTTGCTTTAGAAAATTCTGCATCATTATTACAAGAAGCCTTAATGGGCTTGGCTCTTAATGGTGAAGAAGCGGCTTGGAACGTTGATGTTAAATTACACAAACATATACATTAAATGAAATTACCTGTTATAAATAAAAAAACACTTAACGCTAAATTTGTTATGTGTTGGTGGATAGATACAGTGAGTGATTCTGAATGGTCAAGTTTACAAATGGCTAAATTAGGAACGCCAACAATTTGCGTTTCATCAGGATGGTTAATAAAAAAGAATAAAGAAGTACATATAATTTGTGCTGATATAAATTTTTCAGATGATGAAACAGTTGCTGACGTTGGTAACGTTACAACAATTCCTACGGTTAATATAGTAAAAACGAAAGTAATAAAAATATGAAATATATATTTGATATAGAAACAGATGGGTTGTTAGATGATGTAACACAAATACATTGTATTGTTTTAAAAGATATAAACACAAATGAAATGTTACTTCTTCGTAAAGAAGATGCTTTAAATAAATTATCTAAAGCTGAATTAATTGTTGGTCATAACATTATTAAATTTGATATACCAGTAATTAAAAAATTATATCCTGCCTTTGATTTTAAGGGAAAAATTTTTGACACACTTGTAGCAACAAGATTGTTATTTCCAGATGTAAAAGAAAAAGATTTTCAACGTAAAGATTTTCCTAGAGATTGTATTGGAAGACATAGTTTAAAAGCTTGGGGTAATAGAATAGGTAATTACAAAGCTGAGTTTGATACTGACTGGAAAAATTATACACCTGAGATGTTAGAGTATTGTCAACAAGATGTTGAGGTAACTTATAATCTTTATAAGATGATTGAAGATATTAAGTATTCACAACAAGCTATGGATTTAGAACATAGTGTTGCACAATTAATTTATAAACAAGAAGTATATGGTTTTAGTTTTAATACTGATGAAGCTAAAAAATTATATTCAAAATTAAATAGCAGAAGACTTGAGCTTGAAAATAAACTTCAAGAAATATTCCCACCTAAAATTGAACGTACACCATTTGTACCTAAAGTAAATAACAAAGCAAAAGGTTATGTTAAAGGTGAAATATATTATAAAGAAAAAACTGTTGTGTTTAATCCTTCAAGCAGACAGCACATAGCAGATAGATTAATTAAAATGTATAATTGGAAACCTACAATTTATACTGATGATGGTAAGCCTAAACTAGATGAAACTATATTAGAAAGTTTATCTTATCCACCTGCACAAATATTGTGTGAGCATTTTTTATTAGATAAAAGAATTGGACAACTTGCAACCGGAGCACAAGCTTGGTTGAAACACGAAAAAAATAATAGAATACACGGCACTTGTAATACTAATTCAACAGTGACTGCAAGGGCAACTCATTCATATCCTAATATGGCACAGATACCAAGCGTGTCTGTACCTTATGGCAAAGAATGTAGAAAGTTATTTACAGTTCCAATAGGTAAAAAACTTGTAGGCATTGATGTCTCAGGTTTAGAAGTGAGAATGTTGGCTCACTATATGGCTAAGTATGATAATGGCAACTATGCAAAAGTAGTCTTGGATGGCGATATCCACACTGAAACACAGACTTTAGCAGGGTTAGACAATAGAGACTTAGCCAAAAGATTTTACTACTGTTTTTTATATGGTGGTGGTGTTAAAAAGATTGCGGAAGTTACAAACAAAACAGTTGCTGAAGCATCTAAAATTAAAAAAAGATTCTTAAATAATTTACCTGCATTAAGTAGGTTAATTGAGAATGTACAACAAGCGTCTGAGAGAGGGTATTTAATTGGTCTTGATAAAAGACGAGTTAAAGTTCGTTCAGCTCACGCCGCTTTAAATACTTTATTACAAAGTTCAGGCGCATTAGTTTGTAAAAGATGGCTTGTTGAATTTGATAAAGTAATTAAAAAAATCCCTGAAGCTCAACAAGTTGTCTGGGTGCACGATGAAATACAAGTAGAGTGTCTTGAAAAAGATGCTGAAGAAGTAGGGCAGTTAGCCATAAAAGCAATAAAAGACACTGGTGAATATTTTAATATAAGACTTCCATTAACTGGTGAATATAAAATAGGAGACAATTGGAGTGAAACGCACTAAAGCACAACCTCGTTTTGATTTAGATTTACAGTTTGGAAAAGACTGTGAAAATGAATTTTTAAAAGCAATAGAGGGTAAGATAGAATGTAAGTCTGATAGGTTATGTATAAAGACAGGTAATGTATATATTGAAACTGAAAGCAGAGGAAAAGTATCTGGCATATATAATACAGATTCAAAAAACTATGCAATATGTTTGTATAAACCTGAGAGAGAAAATCAAGTTTGGGTAATCATACCCACTGACCATCTTAAAAAACTTATGGTTAAATATCCCATCAAAATTGGTGGTGATAACTGGAGTTCTAAAGGACACATAATTCCTAAAGAAGATTTATTAACATTTAATATATAGGATAAAAATATGCAAAAGAAAAAAGTATTATTAATAGATGGTGATATTTTATTATATAAGATAGCACTTAATAATGAAGTTGACACACATTGGGGTGATGGACTTTGGACATTACATTGTGATGAAAACATTTGTAAAGCAGATGTTGATTTAGTTATAGATGATTTAGGAGCTAGTTTAAATGCAGACGATTATATTGTTGCATTGACAGATACTAATAATTTTAGAAAAGAAATACTTCCTACTTACAAAAGTAATAGAAAAGACAAACGTAAACCAATGACATTAAAAGCATTGCGTGATTATGTAATTAAAAAACATAATGGTGTTGTGTGGAAAAACTTAGAAGCTGATGATGTTCTAGGTATTATGTCAACTGAACCTACTGATGAAGAACGTATTGTTGTTAGTATAGATAAGGATTTAAAAACTGTTCCTTGTAATTTATCTGTTGATGGTCTTAATGTTCAAAACATACCACAAAGAATGGCAGACTATTGGTTTATGATACAAACATTAACTGGTGATAAAGTTGATGGTTATGATGGTATTGAAGGTGTTGGTATTAAAACTGCTGAGAAACTAATTCAGAAATATACTAACGTTCCCCTTTTAGACTTATGGAAAATTGTTAAAAAGATTTACGTTGAAAAAGGATATACTGAAGCTGAAGCTTTACAACAAGCTAGAGTTGCACGTATTCTAAGACACGGAGAATACAATAAAAAAACAGGAGAAGTAAAGCTATGGCAGATTTAATTAAACAACCGCCACACTATGCACAGAATAAAATAGAACCTATTGATTATATTATATCAAATAATTTAAATTTCTGTGAAGGTAATGTTATTAAATACATAACACGCTGGCGTAAAAAAGGTGGTGTTGAAGATTTAAAAAAAGCAAAACAATATATTAATTTTATAATTGAGAAAGAACTAAAGAATGTTAGAACATAAACATATTATTATAAGAGCAACTGTAAAAACCCCACCAACAGATGTAGAATTTATTAAAAAATGGATTCAAAAATTAGTAAAAAATATTAATATGAAACCATTAGGAGATACTGTTGCTGTGTATGTAAATAAAGAAGGTAACAAAGGATTGACTTGTGTTCAATGTATTGAAACATCACACATTGCTTTTCATTCTTGGGATGAAGATGCTCCGGCGGTTGTTCAATTAGATGTTTACACTTGTGGTTCTTTAAACAAACAAACTGTATTTGATGCGTTAGAAGAATTTGAACCTATAGCAATTAATTATTTAACTTTAGATAGAGCAAATTTTATAGAAGTGAAGTTCCTATGATAAATTATGAAAGAGATGAATTACTTACTGATTTTGGTAAGACAACATTAAAAGACAGATATTTATTATCTGAAGAAACATCACCGCAAGATGGTTTTATGAGAGCGGCTAAAGCATTTTCTGACAATGAAGAAATGGCACAACGAATTTATGATTATGCATCTAAACTTTGGTTTATGTATTCAACGCCTGTTTTGTCTAACGCCGGAAGTAAAAGAGGTATGCCAATATCTTGTTTCTTAAATTATGTTGGTGATAGCAGAGAAGGATTAACAGGTCACTACACAGAGAACGCTTGGCTTGCTTCTGTTGGTGGTGGCATTGGTGGTTACTGGGGACACATTAGAAGTGATGGAACACAAACTTCTGGTGGTTCACAATCATCAGGTTCAATTCCTTTTCTTCACGTAGTTGATAGTGAGATACTTGCTTTCTCTCAAGGTAAAACAAGACGTGGTAGTTATGCCGCTTATATGGATATATCTCATCCAGAAATAATAGAATTTTTAGAAATGAGAAAACCTAGTGGTGGTGATGTGCACAGAAAATGTTTAAACTTACATCACGGTGTAAACATATCAGATGAGTTTATGCAGTTAATTGATAACTGTATTAAAGAACCAACTTATGATGACACTTGGAATTTAATTGACCCACATACAAAAAAAGTAGTGAGAACAATATCAGCTAGAAATTTGTGGTTAAAAATATTAGAGACAAGAGTTGCCACTGGTGAGCCCTATGTTTCATTCATAGATACAATCAATGAAGCATTACCTGAAACACAAAAAAGATTAGGATTAAAAGTACATCATTCTAATTTATGTTCTGAAATAACATTAGCAACTGATGAGAATAGAACAGCAGTCTGTTGTTTGTCTTCTGTAAATTTAGAAAAGTATGATGAATGGAAAAACGATACTTTATTTATACCAGACTTAATAAGATATTTAGATAATGTATTACAATATTTTATTGACAAAGCGCCAGACGAATTGTTTAGAGCAAGGTTTAGTGCTAACAATGAAAGAAGTTTAGGTTTAGGAGCTATGGGTTTTCACGCATACTTACAATCTAAAGGAATTCCTTTTGAAGGTGCTTTAGCTAAATCATTAAATATGAAAATTTTTAAAAGTATTAAAGAGCAAGCAGTAGAAGAAAGTAAAAGACTAGCAATTAAAAGAGGTGAAGCGCCTGATATGGAAGGCACTGGATTACGTAACGCACATTTATTAGCAATAGCACCTAACGCTTCTAGTTCTATTATTTGTGGCACAACTTCTCCATCTATCGAACCATACAGAGCAAACGCTTATGTACAAAAAACTATGTCTGGTTCATTTTTAGTTAAGAATAAATATTTAGAAAAATTATTAGATAAAAAAGGAATTAACAATGAAAAAACTTGGACATCTATCTTAGCAAATAGAGGTTCAGTTTTACATTTAAAAGAATTATCTGATAATGAAAAAGATATATTTAAAACAGCAATAGAAATTAATCAACAATGGATAATAGAACACGCATCTGATAGACAAAAATATATTTGTCAAGCACAATCAGTTAATGTGTTTGTACCTGCTGATGTTAATATTAAAGAACTTCACGATATACATATGTTGGCTTGGAAGAAAAATTTAAAGACTTTATATTATTGTCGTTCTGAAGCAATTAAACGTGCTGAATTAGTTTCTAAAAAAATAGAAAGAACAATCATACCAGAAGCTGATTGTTTAGCTTGTGAGGGTTAATGACTGATGTAAATATGTTTGACAGTATAACTAAAACAAAACGTAAAAAAAGAAAACAAAAAACAACAAAGCAATCTGTGTTATGGACAGTGTATCACACTATCCTAGCATTAGAATTACTTGTTATAATAATAATAGAAGGAGTAGAATTATATTTATGGGTTTCAACAGTTATAAAATAAGAGATGGTAAACACATTCCATCTGAAAAATTTAAAAATAATTGGCACGATATATGGGGTAAGAAAAAAGTAGAAAAGAAAAATTCAGAACAAAAAGAAGAAGAAAAATATTTAGAGGAGTTAAAAAATAAAATATGAGTTTATTCGATAAGAGAACATACTACAAACCATTTGATTATGGATGGGCTTTTGAAGCTTATGATATGCAACAAAAAATGCATTGGCTTCCAAGCGAAGTTCCATTGCACGAAGATGTAAGAGATTGGAACGAAAGATTAACAGTAGAAGAAAAAAATCTTATCGGACAAATTTTAAAATTTTTTACTCAAGGAGATGTGGATATAGCACAAGCTTATCTTGATAAATATATTCCTAAATTTAAAGCACCAGAAGTTAGAATGATGTTGTCTGCAATTGCTACAAGTGAAGCAAATCACGCACACAGTTATTCATTATTAAATGATACAATTGGTTTGCCTGATAAAGAATATAAAGCGTTTCAAGAATATAAAGAAATGGCTAATAAGCACGAATATTTATTTAAAAGTAAAGGTGCAGGATTAGAAGGTTTAGCTAGAGAAATAGCTTGCTTTTCTGCTTTTGGTGAAGGCTTACAATTGTTTGCATCATTTGTAATGTTACTTAACTTTCAAAGATATGGAAGAATGAAAGGTATGTGCCAAATTGTTACTTGGTCTATTAGAGATGAAACACATCACGTTGAAAGTATGATTAAATTATTTCATCAATTGATTAAGGAAAACCCGAATATTTGGACAGAAAAATTTAAAGCCAGTATCTATCAAACTTGTCGTGATATGGTAGATTTAGAAGATAAATTTATTGATTTAGCTTTTTCTATGGGTGGTATTAGAGGATTAAAACCTGAAGAAGTTAAAGAATATATTAGATACATTGCTGATAGAAGACTGTTACAGCTTTCATTAAAACCAAATTATAAGGTAAAAGACAATCCTTTAGGATGGTTAGACTGGGTGTTAAATGGTGTAGAACACGCTAATTTCTTTGAAAATAGAGCAACAGAATATAACAAAGGAACAATAACTGGAAGTTTGTGGGACTAAAGTGCCCTTTTTAGAAGAATAAACAACATATGAATGACCAAGATGATTTAATTTTACCTGCAACGGTAGATGAATTAATTAAACTATTAAACAAAGTTTACCCTGAAAAGTCTGCTTCTGTCACAGAACAGCCTAATCAAATTTATTTTCAAGCGGGTCAGAGAGATGTTGTTAAATTTATCAATACGTTAAAAGAGAGGACTGAGAAATAATTATGTGTATGTCAGCACCAAAGGTACCACAGGTACAACCAGCACCCCCACCAGCAGTTGTTGAAAGCCCATCTCCTATTGGAGAAACAAAAGCTTCAGCAGTTGAGACTGCGGTAGATGTTGAAAAAGAAGCAGTAGCTAAAAAAGCAAGTAGAAAAAGAGGAACTTCTGCTTTACAAACTTCATCTGGTTTAAATATACCTACAGTATCTGGTTTAAATATATCTTAATATATGTACTTAAATAACAGACTACAACAAAGCGCTAAAGAGCGATACGAAACTTTAAAACAACACAGAGAACATTTCTTAGATAGAGCTCAAGAATGTAGTGAGCTTACAATTCCTTCCTTACTTCCACCAGATGGTTTTCATTCATCAACAGATTTATACAATCCCTTTCAATCAGTAGGCGCTAGAGGTGTTAACAATTTAGCATCTAAACTTTTATTATTATTACTTCCGCCTAACTCACCTTTTTTTAGATTATCAATTTCAGGTCAAGCTAAAAAAGATTTAGACCAACAAAAAGAAATTAAGTCTGAAGTAGAAAAATCTTTAGCAACTATTGAAAGAGAAGTTTCAAATAAAATTGAACAACTAGCTTTAAGAGTTAGTGTGTTTGAAGCATTAAAACATTTAATTGTTGCAGGTAACGTATTAACTTATTTACCAAAAAAAGGAAATATGAGAGTATTTCCATTAACAAATTTTGTTTGTAAAAGAGATGCTTCTGGAAATATTATTGAAATAGTTATTAAAGAAACTATTCATCCAACATATTTAGATAACGATACTGTTCAAAGAATGTCTGAGTTTGAAGATTTTAAACCTGATGAAGAAATAGATTTATATACACACGTTTATAAATTAGATGAAAAAAAGTTTTACACTTGTCAAGAAGTAAAAGGAATTAAAATAGAAAATTCTATTGGTTCATACAATACAGACAGTTTACCTTACCAAGCATTAAGAATGGTTAGAGTTGATAATGAAGATTATGGTAGAGGATATGTTGAAGAATTTTTAGGTGATTTAAAATCATTAGAAGGTTTATCACAAGCTCTTGTAGAAAGTGCGGCGGCATCATCTAAAGTAGTGTTTATGGTTAGACCAAATTCTGTAACTAGAAAAAAAGATTTAGCTAACACTAGAAATGGAGATATTATTACAGGTACTCAAGATGATGTTTCTGTATTACAAGCACAAAAACAATATGACTTACAAGTAGTTGAAAGAAGTATTGCTAAGTTAGAAGAAAGAATGTCTTATGCATTTTTATTAAACACTGCAATTCAAAGAGATGCTGAAAGAGTTACAGCTCAAGAAATTAGATATATGGCACAGCAATTAGAAACTGCTATGGGTGGTATTTATTCTTTATTGTCTCAAGAATTTCAATTACCTTTAGTGACAATATTAATGAAAAGAATGTCTCAAACAAATGAGATACCTTCTTTACCAAAAGATTCTGTTAAACCTACAATTATTACAGGTGTAGAAGCTTTAGGTAGAGGAAATGATTTACAAAAATTAAGAGAATTTGTTGCTGAGATTGGAAACTTAGCACAAGTAAATCCTCAGATAGTTCAAAGTTTGAATACTCAGGATTTAATAAAACGTATTGCTACTGGATTAGGAATTGATACAGAAGGACTTATTAAGTCTAATGAAGAACTAATGCAAGAGCAAGAAGAAATGCAAGCGCAAATGCAAAACCAGCAGATAATGGGAATGGCTGAAAAAGCTATCGCACCTGCGGTTAGCGGTATGATGAAACAACAACAAGGACAATAAAATGGTAGATAGCGTAGAAATAAAAGCAGAAGAAACTGGTTCAGAAAAACCAGTAGAACAAGTAAATGAGACACAGCCCGCACAAAGTAAACCTGATGGCTTACCTGAAAAATTTAATTCAGTTGAAGATTTAGTTAAGTCATATTCAGAATTAGAAAAAAAACTTGGTGGACAGTCTAAAGAAGCAATAGACCCTGTAAGTAAAGCAACTCAAAAAACAGAAGCTTCTAAATCAGATGGTAAATTAGAAATAGCTGAACAAGCTGTTGCTGATGCCGGTTTAGATATGTCTTCTTTACAAAAAGAATATTCTGAAAAAGGTGAATTAGATGCTAAATCTTATGAAGCTTTAGAAAAAGTTGGAATAAGCAAACAGTATGTAGATAATTACATTGCAGGTCAAGAAGCAATTGCTAATCAACAAGCAGTTGAAATAAAAGAAACTGTTGGTGGTGATGAAGCATATCAAGAAATGGTTGACTGGGCATCTAAAAATATGACAGAAGGTGAAAAACAAGCTTATAATAAAGCTGTGAACAGTGGAGATATGGACACAGTTAAGTTAGCTGTTAATGCACTTAAAGGTCAATTTGAAAGAGCTAACGGTGTAGAACCTAAACTTGTAACAGGTAAAGCACAGCCTACTGCTGAACAAGGTTTTGAATCTTGGGCACAAGTAACAGAGGCTATGTCTAATCCTAGATATGCTAAAGATATTGCATATCAAAATGAAGTTAAAAATAAATTAGCTAACAGTAACTTATAGGAAAAATAAATATGCCAATGACTAAAAAGTTTAAAAAAATGAAAAGTGCAATGAAAAAAACTTATGGAAAGAAAAAAGGTACAAAAGTAGCTTATGCAACTGCTAAGAAAAAAGGGATGAAAGCATAATGGCTAAACGTGGACTATACGCAAATATAAACTCTCGTAAACGTAAAGGTATTTCGAGACCTAAATCTAAGTCAACTATTTCAAAAAAAGCTTATGCTAATATGAAAGCTGGCTTTCCTAAGAAAAAAAAGTAATAAAATGGTTGCTAAAAGATATCAAAGTCCTTCAGGTGGATTAAATTCCGCAGGAAGAAAATATTTTAAAAGAACAACTGGCGCTAACTTAAAAGCGCCTGTTACAGGAAAAGTAAAAAAAGGTTCAAAAGCGGCAAAACGTAGAGCAAGCTTTTGTGCAAGAATGTCTGGAGTTAAGGGTGCTATGAAAAAACCTAATGGTCAACCTACAAGAAAAGCTTTAGCATTACGTAAATGGAAGTGTAGATAGTTGTGCACGCTTTTTAGCGGGCAACTTGCCAACACATATTTAATTAAGTATAATAACTTGACCACCTGCGGGTGACAATCTTGAATATGAAACTGAAACATATGTAGAGGCTTTTATAAATAAACGTCATAACAAAGGAGAACACTATGGC